GAGAATAGATACCACTGCTGATAGAACCAGTAGAGATAACATCTGCATCAGTGCCAGACATAGTATCAACACCAACACCAGAAATGGCGTAGGAGTTGCCAACTCTGGTTGCAGTGGAGCGAGCAGCATCAACAGTAAGTTGTACGCTAGAAGCATGTTTAGTAACCAAACCACCTGCATATGCTGGTGTTGCCATCAAAATCATTACGAGAGGTAGAAGTCTTTTCATTTCATCCTCTAGTTTTAGGTCTCTAGCTATTTATGATCCCAGAGTGTTTGTGGAAAACCGAAACTTTTAATACGGGTTTCCCTTATTAAAGTTTGAGGCGTTTTTGCTAAATAGATGTGGTTGCCTTCGGGGACCACACAATCTACTCTCGCTTTTTAAGGAGACAGTACATGAAACTCACAAAGTTTACGTCCAAAGATATGGACCAGATTTTTGATGCTGTGAATAAGTACAGCGTCGGACTAGATGACATTTTCTACAGACTGCATTCGTATGGTGCGAATCATCCTGGAGGTCAGTATCCCCCTTACAACATTGTGAAGGAATCCAATGTTAAGTGGAGGATCGAACTAGCACTGGCTGGTTGGGCAAGAGAGGACATTGAGGTAAGCACAGAATCCAATGTTCTTTTGATCACCAGCAAGACAGCGGCAAGTCCTGTTGAAGGTGAATACATACACCGTGGGGTCGCAAACAGGACTTTCGCTAGAGGTTTCAATCTCTCTGATGATGTTGAGGTTTCTGACGTGACCTTCAACAATGGTCTTTTATCTGTTACACTGAACAAGATTATCCCCGATCATCAGAAGAAACGAGTTTATGAAATCGGCGCTTAAACAGATCATCCTATCCCCAGTTACTCACTTCAACTTGATCACTGTAGGGTTCCTTATTCTCATACAGAGCATCCACCTTCATGGACATCATCGTATGGACATGGACGTTGACAGTTATGTCACAACATTTTGTAGAAAGAACATGGACATCTGTGAAATGATAGTTGAAGGAAACTGATATATAGTATGCAACTGAAGAGACCACCCGCCTGGGGGTCTCTTTTTGTTTGGAGAAACCTATGAACATGTATGTGAATCTGTGTCCTCCGTACACAGAAAAAAGTGAAACACTGACTATTGACGTACCACCTGAAGAGATGGATCAGTTTATGGAGTACGTCCACATTCTTGCGGACGAGAAGAACATTTCTGCTCGCCGTGCATTTACCGATATGGTAAAGTATACTTATGAACAACTAATGGGCAAAGATTATGACCGTAAAAATCGTAAGACTAATCAACGGCGAGGACGTAATCGCTGACATCAAGGAAATCCGTAAGGATGAAGAGACCCCTGGTGCAGTTGCCTATGTCTTTGACAAACCTTACACTGTTCAGATCATTGAGAACACCACAGAGATGTTGTTTGAGGCACCAACCGCTGATACTCAACCTAAGAAGATCAACGACCTGGACCTCAAGTTCTATCCCTATGTCCCCCTATCGGTAAGGGACAGTGTGGTTTGTTCAGTTCCTAATGTGGTCTTGATTTATGATCCACACCCCAAGGTGATGGACAAATACCGTGAACTTATCGTCGCAATGGAGAACGACAATGAACGAAACTTTGAAGTTGATTATTCTCACCAACCACCTGTACCTAGTGGGGAAGGTGACGGAGATGGAGGAGGAGCCGTCGATCCTGATTGAAGAGGTGATGAAGGTTAGTGAGGATGGTACTCTTAGTCAGTACCCACTCCATACTGACCAGCGGTATCTGTTCTTGACAAGCGACCACATTTTCTCTATAGTGGATCCGTCCACCGCTGTGGTCAAACAATACCAAGAGAAGTCAACTACTGAATGAAGTTCTATACAAACGTTTTGCTGCTAGGTGACAACATCCTCTACCGTGGGTATGAGGGCAAGGAACCTGTGCAGTATCGTGAGCGGATTCGCCCCACGCTGTTTCTGGTGCCATCTGATCAACGCAAGGAATCGAAGTTCCGCACGCTAGATGGGCGTTATGCCCATCCAAAACGTTTCGACGGTGCCCGTGAGGCACGCGAGTTCATCGATCAGTACACCCACGTTGACGGTATTGAGGTACACGGGTACGAGCGATTCGTTTATCAATGGATTGCTGAAAACAATCCTGGTGAGATTGAGTTCGACATGTCCGCAATGAAGATCTACACGATTGACATTGAGGTTGCATGTGAGAACGGTTTCCCTGACGTGCAAGCATGTCAAGAGGAGATGTTGTGCATCACAATGAAGGATGTCACAACCAAGAAAACAATCACCTGGGGTACCAGGGAGTTCGCACCCAAAGATACCGAGTACCGTGTCTTCTGGACCGAGCAGGAAATGCTCGCTGACTTCCATAAGTGGTGGACAAACAATACGCCTGATGTGATCACTGGATGGAACTGCAACCTGTACGACATCCCGTACATCTGCAGGCGTATTGAACGTATCCTTGGTGAGAAGTGGATGAAATCCCTCTCACCTTGGAACAAAGTGGATATGCGTGAACTGGTTATCAAGGGTCGCACCAACCTCGCTTATGAGGTAGCAGGTGTTACGATTCTTGACTATTTGGATTTATACCAAAAGTTCACGTATACTAACCAGGAATCTTATCGCCTGGACCATATCGCCTATGTTGAGTTGGGTCAAAACAAGCTCGATCACAGTCAGTTTGAGAACTTCAAGGACTTCTATACTTCTGACTGGCAAAGGTTCGTGGAATACAACATCCAAGATGTTAACCTTGTTGATCGTCTTGAAGACAAGATGCGTCTACTGGAGTTGGCGCTCACTCTAGCGTATGACGCGAAGGTCAATCTTAGTGATGTGTACTCCCAGGTACGCATGTGGGACACTCTTATCTACAATGATCTAACTAAGAGGAACATTGTTGTACCCCCCAAAACTACATCACAGAAAGATGAAAAGTATGCTGGTGCGTATGTTAAAGAACCGATCCCAGGCGTTTATGATTGGGTGGTCTCTTTTGACCTCAACTCCCTATACCCTCACCTCATTATGCAGTACAACATCTCGCCAGAGACGTTGGTGGATGAGAGGTTCCCAGGTGTCACCGTTGACAAACTCCTCAACAAAGAGGTAACTGCCAACAGTGACTATTGTTTGTGTGCAAATGGTGCCCAGTATCGCAAAGATATCCATGGGTTCCTGCCAGAAATCATGCAACGTATCTACGATGAACGGAAGATTTACAAGAAACGAATGCTTGCCGCTAAGCAAGATCTTGAAAACGCCAAGACACCATCTGAGACCTTGGCACTTCAAAAGGATGTGTCCAGATTCAACAACATCCAGATGGCAAGGAAGATTCAACTCAACTCTGCCTATGGTGCCATCGGAAACCAATACTTCCGATACTACAATCTGGCAAATGCTGAGGCGATCACTCTCTCGGGTCAAGTCTCGATTCGTTGGATCGAAAACAAGATGAATCAGTACCTAAATAAGGTACTCAAAACTGAGGATGTGGACTATGTTATCGCATCTGATACCGATTCTATCTATCTACATCTTGGTCCACTTGTTGATCATATATTTGGTCAGCGAGTATGCGATAAAGGGCAGATCGTTGACTTTATCGATAAAGCTTGCGAAGGCAAGATTGAGGAGTACATCGAAACGTCGTATCAAGAGTTGGCATCTCAAGTTAATGCGTACGATCAGAAGATGCAGATGAAGCGTGAGACTATCGCTGACAAAGGCATCTGGACTGCCAAGAAGCGATACATTCTCAACGCATGGGACATCGAAGGTGTCCGATTTGAACAACCCAAACTCAAGATCATGGGCATCGAAGCAGTTAAGTCTTCGACCCCTGGTCCTTGCCGTGCCAAGATTAAGGACGCCCTCAAGATTATGATGAGTGGCGATGAAGATGAACTGCAGTCATTCGTATCAACCTTCCGTAGTGAGTTTGAACGTATGCCTGTGGAAGAGATTGCATTCCCTCGTGGATGTAATAACATTGCAAAGAATAGTTCTCCTCATTCCATCTATGGTAAGTCCTGTCCCATCCATGTACGTGGTGCCCTGCTCTACAACCACTACGTCAAGAAGCACAAACTGACACACAAGTATCCCCTGATTCAGGAGGGGGAGAAGGTCAAGTTTATCTTCCTCAAGAAACCAAACAAGATCAATGAGAACGTCATCTCGTTCTTCCAGACTTTGCCGAAGGAGTTTGGACTTGACAAACAGATCGACTATGACCTACAGTTTGAAAAGAGTTTCCTGGACCCTCTCAAAGTCATCCTTGACACTATGGGGTGGTCCCCCGAACCCCAAGCAACCCTCGACTTTTTATTTGGAGAATAAATACCTATGTCATTTCTGACAGATGTTGTCAAAGACCTAGAAAATGAGTACGCTTCAGTTGTTGCTGATGGCGTTGCTGCAGGTGATGTCAATAACTTCGTTGACACTGGCAGCTATATGTTTAACGCCCTACTTAGTGGTTCGATTTATGGAGGTTTGCCTTCAAACAAGATCACCGCTCTTGCAGGAGAAAGCAGCACTGGCAAAACTTTTTTTGCTCTTAGCATTGTTCGTCATTTCCTTGATACTGATCCAGATGCAGGTGTCATTTATTTTGAGAGTGAGTCCGCCATTTCTAAGTCAATGATTGAGGAGCGGAACATCGACTCCAAACGGATGATCATTGTTCCCGTAACCACTGTTCAAGAGTTCCGCACTCAGTCTTTGAAGGTGGTTGACAAATATCTGCAGCAGAAGGCAGAAGATCGTAAACCTCTGATGTTTGTGCTGGACTCCCTTGGTATGCTCTCCACTACCAAGGAGGTTGAGGATGCTGAGGCAGGTAAAGAGACCCGTGACATGACTCGTGCACAGGTTACTAAGTCTATCTTCCGTGTGCTGACCCTTAAGTTGGGTAAAGCAAACATCCCCATGCTGGTTACCAACCATACATATGATGTGGTGGGTGCTTACGTTCCTACCAAAGAGATGGGTGGTGGCAGTGGTCTGAAGTATGCTGCTTCTACTATCATCTTCCTCTCCAAATCCAAGGAGAAAGACGGCAAAGAAGTTGTTGGTAATATCATCAAGTGCCGAGCACAAAAGTCACGTCTAACCAAGGAGAACTCACTTGTTGAAACACGTCTTTACTACGACGAACGTGGATTGGACAGGTATTATGGCTTATTGGAACTGGGTGAGAAGTACGGAGTCTTCGAGCGGCGCGGGAATCGCGTTGTTGTTGGGGAATCTTCCGTTTATCCTTCTGTTATTCTTGCCGATCCTGAGAAGTATTTCACGCCAGAAGTAATGCAGGCACTTGATGAGTGTGCAGCAAAGGAGTATGGGTATGGATCTTAAGGATTACATCCGCGTATATGATGGTGCTCTCGACAAAAACATCTGTCGGAATATCATCCGTCTCTACAAGGACCAAGAAGGGATAGCAGAACTCTGGGACAATGAAGGACGACCATCCTTCAACATGGTGAACATCACCAAGGAAGCAGAGGAGACGCAGGATCATGATTGGATGGTGATTCACAATGAGTTGATCACTGCAATCCGATCCGTCTCCGAACAGTACATGGATGATGTTAACTGCAGGAAACACTGGCCACCCTCAAATACCCTGGAGCAGATTCGTCTCAAGCATTACAGGGCAAACGACCACGACAGGTTTGATTATCATGTCGATGTTGGTGACCATGACTCCGCTCGACGCTTCCTTGTGCTATTCTTCTACCTGAATGACGTTGAGGAAGGAGGGGAGACACATTTCCCAGATCTAGATCACAGTATCAAACCGAAGGAAGGGTCCGCATTGGTATTCCCTCCCACTTGGATGTATCCCCACGCAGGTCTCAAACCTGTGAGCAATGACAAGTACATTATTGGAACTTATCTGCACTACAAGTAATGAAGATTGAGACCATTATTCTGAGTAAACTCATCCTTGATGAAGTGTACTGCCGAAAGGTGCTGCCGTTCATCAAGGATGAATATTTTGAGGAGCACACACTCCGAGTCGTCTTCGACGAGATCAGAAACTACATTGATAAATACTCTGGTCTGCCCGAACCCTCTGCTATTCAGATCGAAGTAGAGGATAGGAAAGATGTCTCCGAGCAATCATTCCAAGATATCTGCTCGTTCTTGAATGACCTTGACACTGATCAGTACAATGCTGATTGGTTGTTGGATTCCACTGAGAAGTGGTGCAAGGAACGTGCCATTTACCTGGCACTCATGGAGTCCATCAAGATTGCAGATGGACAAGACAAGACACGCACTAAGGATGCTATCCCATCGATCATGTCGGATGCCCTTAGTGTTTGTTTTGATGAGCATGTCGGACACGATTACTTACTAGACGCCGCATCCCGTTATGACTACTATCACCGCAAGGAAGAAAAGATCCCATTCGACCTTGAGTTTTTCAACAAGATTACAAAAGGTGGTCTCCCTAACAAGACTCTCAACATCGCTCTTGCTGGCACGGGCGTCGGCAAGTCTCTATTCATGTGCCACGTGGCTAGTTCCTGCCTCTTGCAGGGGTTCAACGTACTCTACATTACACTTGAAATGGCAGAGGAGAAGATTGCTGAACGAGTTGACGCAAACCTCCTCGACGTTAACATCCAAACGCTGAGTGATCCTCTGTTCACCAAGCAGAAATACCAGAATAAGATTGATGCACTGAATAAGAAGACTCAGGGTAAACTTGTCATCAAGGAATATCCCACTGCGTCTGCTCACGTCAATCACTTCAAGGCATTGCTCAATGAACTGAGTCTTAAGAAAGGTTTCAAACCTCATATTATCTTTATAGATTATCTTAATATTTGTGCATCCTCTAGGTACAAGGGGACTATCGTTAACTCGTACACCTATGTTAAGTCAATCGCTGAAGAACTCCGTGGTCTTGCTGGTGAGTTCAACGTGCCTATCGTTAGTGCTACTCAAACTACACGCTCTGGTTACGGCAACTCCGACGTTGAACTGACCGACACCAGTGAATCGTTTGGTCTCCCTGCTACCGCTGATCTGATGGTTGCTCTCATTTCCACAGAAGAGATGGAGAACTTGGGTCAGATTATGGTCAAGCAGTTGAAGAATAGATATAACGATCCAACAGTAAACAAACGCTTTGTCCTGGGTATTGACAGAGCGAAGATGAGGTTGTATGATTGTGAGCAATCTCAGCAAAACTTGGTCGATGCAGGTCAAGATGAGATTGTAGAACTGCCCACTCGTAACAAAACATTCGCTGAACTAAAAGTATGAGCAACAACTTTATTAACGAAGACGGAATGGACTCGGCTTCTGGTGCCGCCAAGGCAGCAGAGGAAATGAACTCCAAAGCAAAAGATCGGGTGGAAGATCTGCAAGATACTGCTGAGAACATTGCTGAAAATACTTGGAAATCTGCTGAGGATGTTGCTAATGATCCCAAGGTCAATGCGTTTCAGACGAAACAAAAGATCAAAGAGCGTACTGCTGCCGCTCGTAGTAAAAAGGGGGATGCATCAACGGAGAAGATCGAGATGGACCTCGACAAGTACATCGCGTTCGTTGACCAAACCACTTCGCTTGCTTCGCAAACTACAGCAGATTACAAGGAACGCCTGGCGGAGTTGGTCGCTGCTGGTTGTAATGTTGCCCGACTTGATACGGCTGCAAGTGGTCTTGTTGCGGAATCTGGTGAGTTCATGGAGATTGTCAAGAAGATCAAGTTCCAAGGCAAACCATGGGACGATGCAAACCAGGAACACCTGAAGAAAGAACTGGGTGATATCATGTGGTACGTTGCTCAGGCATGTATCGCTCTCGACGTTCGTCTGGATGAGGTTATCTACCTGAATACCCTCAAACTTGCTGCTCGCTATCCGACTGGTGAGTTCACTGTTGAGCACTCTGAACACCGTAAGCAAGGAGACATCTGATGACACAAGAATATCTGACTGAGTTGACTGCAAAGCGTAAATCTGCTGCTGTGATGAAGTCAATACATGATAAAGTCAAAGACACTATTGCAGAACTTGGATGGGATTGTTATGATGATGTTGCCGTAGAGATTGGCGGTACATCAGTCTATGGTATTGATGGTGCTGGCACTAAGTGGGCACCACTCAAAGGCACTCGTAAGTATAATAAGGATGCCTTTATTGTGATTAAGAATAGGTCTCGGGACCCCGTTGTGCCATCGCAACCGCCAACTGAATAATAAATAAGAGGGTAGCACCCTCTTTTTTCATGGCACAGTATCTTTTTGTGCCAAGAGATTCGGATGAAATCCAGACTCTTGGTGATGCAAATGACTCTCCCAACACAGATGATGTCGTGACTTGCTACGACTACATCATGAGGATGCTTGAGCCTGCTTCGCAGTTGCCATTTGCTAATGAACCGATCAACATCTCTGTTGATACGGGTCAAATGATATTTAAGATTGCCCCTAACGTGGGGCAATATCTGGGGTTTACTCAGGAGAGGGGTGAGACTGCAATCCTCAGAGCAGTCATAGAGCACCACCCAGATCTGGAGGAACATAGACGAATCATTAGTATTGGTAGAGGCACACGAAACAGATCACAGATTGCTTCGGTTAGTTTCAAACCACAAGACTTTGCAAACCTCGCAAGTGATACGAAGCAGTACACCAAGAGGCAGTTTATTGATCAGGTGAAGACTTCTATTGATCTAAGATCTGATTTCTCTCTTCCACTTAAGGCATACCTGAAGTGCTTAGCAGAATACTTTGAGGGTAACTGTCCCGCTAGTGAGGTGCGTGAGGTATATCAGACAGCGAAACCTTACATCCCCAAGCATGATGATATGGTTGTGAACTTCGGTGAGGTCTTGGCACCGATGTGCTTCTTACATGATGATATATCCAAGAGAGAACCATATCTCTACAATAATCCCAAGATCATTCTTCCTGCCAGAGGTAACGAACCACTGGTGGACTTCTATCTTATTGAAGATCCCCATGGTCAGGTTGGATTTAGTGTTAAAGCACAGAGATCTGCTGCTACTAACACCATCAAACCTGGACCCTTCATGGATGTCATTGAGGCGTATGGCACCAGGGGTAAGTATGAGATCACACTTACAGCAAGACCTGAGAAAGCAGCGTATAACCTGTATAAAACCCTGGCATTTGCACCTACAGGATACAAAGCAATGATCGGTGCAGCGATGAAGTTGGCAAAGGATGATCCCTCGTTCGGTCGTCGGTACATGTCATCCGTCTCCGATCCTGGACAGATCTCTGGACTGGCGTTTAGGGCACAGGGTACAGTCAGAACCACTTTGACCCAGGCATTTGGGACAGGGGTGGTCCAGTCACAACTCCGCACACTCATCTCCACATATTGTGCCAGCCGTAGTAGACTGAGTACATACGCAGGACAGACAGACTACACCCTTCAGAACCTTGCCTATGTGTGTGAGCAGATCATCATCCAAGCAAACAGTGACGGACTACTCAACTTCAACAAGATGTTTCGTGAGTATGTCCTTAAGAAAGTTATCTATGTAAAGATGGATATCAATGCAACCAGCGGTATCCCATCATGTAATGTGATGACTTACCACAGCATTGACCCCAACCAGACCGTCGAACTACGTTCTAAGAACTCGTTCAATGGTTTTCAAGACATGATTGGAATGCAACCCTAATGGCAAAGAACACACACCTAGAACACCTCGAAGACGACATCTTCAACAACGGATACAAGGGGGCACAGAACGCTCTGTCTTTCCTCAAGTCGTTGCGTGACATGCTGACCACAGGTCACGGTGGTACTAACACCAAGGTCACTGTTAAGTGGGACGGTGCCCCTGCAATCTTTTGCGGCACAGATCCTCAGACAGGGTTGTTTTTCGTGGGTACCAAGTCTGTCTTCGCTAAGACAGAATCCAAAGCATGTTTCTCTGAAGAACAGATCGACTATTACTATGGCGATCACCCCATCAAGGACAAACTGAAGCAGTGCTATCGTTCCCTCAAGAAACTTCCCATTAAGGGTGTGCTGCAGGGTGATCTCCTCTTCACTTCTACTCCTCCTAAGGTCGTCATGGGTGGTAAGAAGTGCTATAAGTTCCGTCCTAACACCATCACATACTGTGTAGAGGCAGACACTGAACTGGGTCGCAAGGTCGGCGCTGCTAACCTCGGCATCGTGTTCCACACCCACTACAGGGGTGCTTCTCTTCCTGAGATGAACGCTGGTTTTGGTGTGGATGTGTCTGGTCTGCAGGGTGTTACTGAGGTTGCTGTCTTCTCTGCCACGTTTGAGAACATTGGTGGCAAGGCAAACCTCAGCAAGACTGAGTTGACTAAACTCAACAACAGTATCCGCGTTGCAGAACGTAACCTGGGACAGGGTAAGAACTTCCTCGATGCTATCGGTGGTGGTACCAAGACGTTTGACTACGCGGCAGTCTTTAAGATTTATTTCAACGATGTTATCCGCCGTGGTGTCATTCCTACAAACGCTCAAGCGATGGCTACAGGGTTCGTTGCGTTCCTTGCAACGCGATATGACAAAGAGATCACAAAGAAGAAGACAGAGAAGTCGAAGAAGGACTGGGAGAAGAAGAAAGCGGACGCTATAAAATACCTAAATACTAATAAGAATACCATTTATGCTTCGCTCTCAGGATTCAAAAATCTTATGACTGCTAAACAGCAGATCATCGAACGATTGAAGAAGATTGAGGGTGTGGGCACCTTTCTTGAGGATGAGAATGGATACCGTGTGACATCTCCTGAGGGATTTGTCGCCATCAAAGATGGCACCGCCATGAAACTTGTCGATAGACTTGAGTTTTCAAGGGCAAACTTTACCGTTGCGAAAGATTGGGGTTGATGAAGTACCAACAGTTCATTTCAGAGGCGACTGCTACTGCCGCCACCAAGAAACCGACTGACAAGAAAAAGCAAGAGGGACCTATTGATACTCATGTTGCTATTACATTTGGTAGGTTTAATCCTCCGCACGCTGGTCATGGCAAGCTTCTTGATACTGTTCGTGCACATGCTGGGGACAGTGGTAACTACCGCATCTATCCCTCCAGAAGCCAGGACCATAAAAAGAATCCCCTCGGAGCACACGAGAAGGTAGGATTCATGCGTAAGATGTTCCCCGATCACGATAAGGCGATCCAGAACAACGAAGCGCACCGTAATATCTTTGACATCCTTCGTGATCTACATGACGAAGGACATGAGCATGTAACCATGGTTGTGGGTGACGACCGTGTGAAGGAGTTTGAAAACCTTCTGCACAAATACAACGGTAAGCACTACGACTTTAAGTCTATAAATATCAAGTCCGCTGGCAAACGTGCCGATGACTCTGAAGATCCCATTGAGAACCTGAGCGCCAGTAAGATGCGTGCTCACACTCAGAATGATGACCATGAATCCTTCCATGCTGGCATGACCAAGCATATGAAACCGAAGGACAGCATGGCACTCATGCAAGCAGTGAAGGCAGGTATGACTCCTCCGCCTGAGGATAAGAAGAAACCTGCTAAGAAGAAGGCAGTTAAAGAGATGCACCTCTGGGAGTATGCTCCGAAACTAGACTTCGGTGCCTTCCGTGAAGAGTATGTCATCAATCAAATCTTCCAAGTGGGAACACTTGTGGAGCATGATGATACAGGCATTAGAGGAACCATCGTTCATCGTGGTCCCAACTATGCAATCTTTAAGGATGAGCACGGCGATGAGTTCCGCTCATGGTTGCAACACATTACTGAAGTGAATGATCAATCAAACTATTCTGCAGATTGTGAAGGTGACAGTGGTAATCAATGGACCGTAGGTAGCGATGTTTACCGACAACAAGTCCAAGCCATGACCCCTGGTCAGGGGGTAATCAAGTTTTCAGACTTCAAAAGAAGACTAAATAATAAAAGACCGACCGCAAAAGTATAGGAAATGACAACTGATATCCGAGTATCGGCAGCCCTAATGGGGTACACCTTTGCCGATCAGCAATACATTCTCTCCTGTGTTAAGGAAGGCAAGACCCCAACTGGAACTCGTTTCCAGAAAGGTTTCGATGTAGTATCCACTATCCTCTCTGAGGAAGCAGAACCCCCCGTGGTTGAAGGATACGCTGGGTTCCCTGTGGACAAGGCAAAAATCGATTCCAAGAAGGGTCAGGACCGTAACGTCGGTCGTGTCATCCAGATGGGTGGTACACAACTCCTGATCACTGGTCGCAAGTCGGATGGTCGTTATCAAGTCGTCACCAAGGACGGCACTAAGACTGCTAAGGATCCTGCGGACCTCGGTGTCGTCACCAAGGAGTCGGTTGTAGGTGTCGATGCTGATGAGATCCATGAGGGTCTGAAGCAGGCACGCAAGAACATCGGTATGGATCCCAACAAACCCTCCTGCTGGAAGGGTTACAAGGCAAAGGGAACCAAGATGAAGGGTGGCAAGGAAGTTCCCGATTGCAAGAAGGAAGAGGTTGAGTTAGACGAGAATCGTCGTGCCGCCCGTGCCGCTGGTGGATATAAGGACGATTCTAAGAAGCAAACTGATCCCTCTAAGGCAGGTTTCACTGGTATCTCTGGTAGCATCGCAGATATCATGAGACAGAACAAAGAGATTGAAGCAGCAAATAAGGCAAAGACCAAGAAAGAAGGTTTTGATCTTGAATCATTCATCGATTTTGATGATGACGAGTTCGATCTTCTGACCTTTGAAGAACTGGAACTGATTGCAGAAGAAACACTTCTGGAACTGGACCAGGAAGAAGGTCTGCTCGCTGAGGCACTTGGGATCATCGATGATATGACTCTTCTCTCTGAGGGTTATTATGACTCGGCAGTTGCAGCATCCAAGGCTGCAGCAAAGACTCCTGCAGCTAGAGCAGGTCGTCGTAACCTCCGTAAGGAGAAGATGAAAGCAGCAGTTAAGTCTGCCGCTAGTAAAATCAAGAAAGGTGCAGAGAAGGCAGGTTCCGCTGTTGGTTCTGCTGCTGGTAAAGCAGTGAACGCTGCTGGTGCTGCAAAGGATGCAGTCAAGGCAGGTGCAAGCAAGGTGGGATCCGCTGCTAAGTCGGGTGCTAAAGCAGTCGGCGGTGCCGCTAAGGCAGCAGGCAGTGGTGTGAAGAAGGTTGCTAGGGGTGCTGGCGAGGTTGCTGGTGCTGCTGCAGGTGGATTTGCATCTGGTTATGCTGCTGCTCGTGCTAAAAGAACTGGTAGTGCAAGCACCCAGTCCTCTACTGCTAGCAAGTCCTCCTCTGACTCCTCCTCTAGCACACAACAATCCAATCGTCCTCGCCTCCGCGACCGCATCAAAGCAGGTCTTAAGAGAGCGATCGGTTCCGCCGCCCGCTCAGTTTCTCGCGGTGCTCGTAACGTAGCACGTAGAATGGGCGAGTCCTACAGCTGGCGCGACGCCCTGGGATATACTACCCAGCAGGACGAGACCTCTGGAGAACAAGAATGACATCCGAATCAAACTCTACCCCTAGTAAAAAGAAGGGCAACGTTATCATCAATCCCAAAAAGGAAGATCTCATGAAGGAATCTCTTAGAAGAAAAATCAACGGTCAACTTGAGGGACTCAAGGAAGCAGCCAAGAAGAAGTCCAAAGACGCTTGCAAGAAAGCGAATCGTTGGTGGGACGACGACGGCGACGGCGTTGGTTACGAGAAGGGCGAGGTTAATGGCAAGTTCAGCAAGAAGAACGAGGAAACAACTCACACTGATGCTGAACTTCAAGAAGCACTGAAAGCACAGGAAGAAGAGATCTCCCGTCGCATGATGGAGAGAATGAACCTGATGCAACAGACTATCGAGCACGATAGAAAGCGTTTCGGAATCAACTGATCACCTATATAGATTAGTCCTAAGTTGGAGCTAATCTCATGTGGGCACTTCTACTTCCTCTTGCTAAGAAAACACTCGGTCATCTGATTTACCGTGAAGAAGTCCGCCGCTATCTTGTTACCGTTCTCCGCTCTCTTGCAGAGTCCACGGATAATAAACTAGACGACGGTGCTGTCGATGTAGTTGAAGCACTTCTCTTCAAGAAAGATGAGGAATGATACCTAGGGGGGGACAATCCCCCCTTTGTATAAATAACTATACTGGAACTTTGGAGTAAGCAACATGTCTCTTTACGGGAGAACTGACTCAGTAGAAAATCAAACACAAGCAGGACTCGCCCGAGGCAATGGTGCGGGCTCTGTAACCGAAACGATCGTCTTCGTTGACGAGACCGAAGCAGGTCTTGCAGCAAACAAAGAGCGTGGTCTGTCCTCCCCTGGTTGGTGGGCATATCGCACCTACACAACTGCTAATGGTGACACCCGTCACAAGGCAGAAATGCTCGCATTCATTAGCAACCCTGAAGCGAACGCAGACGAGACCCTGAGCGATGACACAATCGCAGCAGACGTACAGGCAACCATCACCATCTCTGCACAACCCACCGCACAGACCACTGCATCTGGCGCAGCAACCTTCAGCGTTACTGCTACCTGTGACAACAGCGGCACTGTTACCTATCAGTGGCAGAAGAAGGCATCTGGTGGCAGCCGCTGGACCAACGTCAGTGGTGAAACTTCTGCATCCCTGGTTCTCGCAGGTCAGACTGCAAGCAACGATGGTGACCAGTATCGCGTCAAGTTGAATGCTGACGTTGGTGCACCTGAGGTAATCTCTACTGCTGTTGCTCTGACATTCGGCACCTGATAAACAATGTTCTCGTAATGTATGTATTTTGAAGAACTAAATGAGAACAACCACTTACTATTCGCCATAAAGCATTATGAAAATCCACTGTCTGTGACAGTGGATGACTTTATGGAAGACATGAAGAAGTTCAAGTACCTTAAGAGACTTTTCAAAAGGTACTTGAACTCCGAAGTGTTAAGGGTTAACTTGATTCTCAACCATCTTATTATCCTTTTTAATGTTTTCGGTGACGCGACCATTCCTCTACTCATGTATAAACTTGAGAAAGAATACTGGTCCATCTTGAAAACATTCCTCGTATACCTCAATCGGTATCCCGAAACAGGTAACGGGGTTTTACATCATGTAAGCATTGATAAAAACGTAAAGGCAATCCTGGACGCATTGTGATTAACGAAGAAGCACCAACTAACTCAGTAGGTACGGGAGCAGAGACAGCACTGCCTCCTGCACATGAGCCCCCTGGTCTGACTCGTCTGACACGCAAGGGTCCTAAGAAGAAGCGTAAGTATGTTGCTTCCATGCGTGACATGATTTCTACCGATCTCGGTGAAGAGCATGGGCAAGGAAGATACCTCCCCTATAAGGTAGTTTATGATGGTCAAACTGATTTCATAATCTACGCGAAGTCTGAAGGCGAAGCAAAGATCATGCTCCGCAAAGCATACAGACCAGAGATGATGAAGAAGATTACTGTTCAGAGACTGTATCCCAACGAAGTCATTAAGTATTTCTATGACAAGCGTATGGATGTGATTAAGGGTAATACACCTGCACACTAACGGTCATGGCATTCGGTCTTAATAAACTAGCGGTCCTTGAAAGCAAACTTGGTATTTATGAAGACCTCTCTAAAGAGATGCTTGACAAACTTGAAAAAGCAGTCGGGACTATCTCGGAAAATAGCAATAGGGTTGCTATTATCTTGGAGCGCCATGAGAATAGACTGGATGAAAGCGAACGTTCCGACCAGTTGATCCTCAAGATGCTTGAGGAGATGAAAGAACGTCATGAAAAAGATAACGAAACCATCCACAATAGGGTTACTGCTCTCCAGAAGAAAGTAGACACCAATGCTAAGTTTGTGATCGGTGCTGGTGCTGTTCTCGCTACCCTTGTGGCAGTGTTACAAGTGGTCCCACCCATTATCAAAGTCTTGACAGTATCCCCAAGCACGAGTAGGATACCTGTAGCAGAGCAGGTGGCATGGACTTCATCGACGACAAGTACATCCGATTCGTTGGTGGTCGGTTAGAGAAGTTCAAGTCAGTAAAGTCTGGACTGTACAACTTCCGTTGTCCTTATTGTGGTGACTCAGCGAAGCACAAGAATAAGGCACGGGGGTATTTCTTTCTGAAGGGATCGGAGTTTATCTTTAAGTGTCACAACTGTGGTGTCGGTAGAACAGTTGCAAACTTTCTTAAAGATAATGCATATGATCTCCATGACGAATACATCATGGAGAAGTATCGGCACGGTGCTACTGGTAAGGGAAGACGTACTGCTAGACCTAAATGGACTAGCGGTAAACCTTCGTTTGCTCAAGAAGTATCAGACCTAACATCCATTTCAGAGCTAAATAACACACACCCCGCTCGCGTCTATCTGGAAGAAAGGAAGATCCCTCAGGACAAACTCTCTTCCATTTTTTATACCGACAAGTTCAAGAGATGGATCAATAGTAAGAAACCTGGGACGTTTGCTAACTTGCAGAACGATCAACCCAGAATCATCTTGCCTCTTATTGATCCAGATGGTACATGGTTTGGCGTACAGGGGCGATCACTTGCACCCAAGGCAAAACTCAGGTACATCACAATCCTTTTTGATGAGGATAAGACCAAACTCTTTGGTCTAGAACGTGTCAATCGTGAGGAGACTATCTATGTCACAGAGGGACCCATCGACTCTTATTTCCTTAGGAACGCTATTGCTATGTGTGGTAGCGATGTTAACAGTAGCAGTTTCGATAGTGGAACTGTATTCGTCTACGACAACGAACCAAGGAACAGGGAAATCGTATCTAAGATATCTGAGACCATCGCAAAGGGATACAAGGTGGTAATCTTCCCCAAAGAGGTGAAGGAAAAAGACCTAAATGATATGGTACTCGCTGGACGTGACGTGCAGCACATGGTAGAATGTAATACCTACCAGGGTTTAGAAGCAAAACTTAAGTTTACTGATTGGAAAAAGGTATGAGTCAGATCACAGTTGTCAAGCGTGATGGTTCTTCTGAAGAACTAAACTTGGACAAGATTCACATTATGGTAGAGCACGCTTGCAAAGGTCTTGCAGGTGTGTCTGAGAGTCAGGTGGAGATGAGTGCTAACCTCCAGTTCTTTGACGGCATTGAGACCAAGGACATTCAAGAGATCTTGATTCGTTCTGCAAATGATCTGATTAGTTTGGAAGCACCCAACTATCAGTATGTGGCAGCACGTCTGCTGCTGTTCTCTCTTCGTAAGTCTGTGTACTGGGATCACCCAGACAACCACATCCCCCTCTATAATCAGGTGGTTCGTGGTATTGAGTGGGGTGCCTATGATGCAGAACTTCTCAACGTATACAGTGAGGAAGAGTGGAATGAGATCAATGGGTTCATTGATCATGACCGTGACTATTTGTTTACATATGCTGGTCTGCGACAGGTCGTAGATAAATATCTTGTACAGGACCGTAGTAGCGGTCAAGTGTACGAGACACCTCAGTACATGTATATTCTGATTGCTGCTACTCTGTTCGCAATGTATCCTAAAGAGACGAGACTCAACTATGTCCGACGATACTACAACGCAATCAGCAAGCACAAAATCAACATTCCCACACCTATCATGGCAGGGGTTAGAACTCCACTTCGACAGTTTGCGAGCTGTGTTCTTGTTGATGTTGATGACACCCTCGATAGCATCTTTAGCAGTGACATGGCTATTGGCTATTATGTTGCTCAACGCGCAGGAATCGGTATCAACGCAGGTAGAATCCGTGGCATCAACAGTAAGATCAGAGGCGGAGAAGTTCAGCACACGGGTGTTGTACCATTCCTCAAAAAGTTTGAGAGCACTGTCAGATGCTGCACTCAAAATGGCATACGAGGCGGAAGCGCGACTGTCCACTTCCCAATCTGGCACCAAGAAATCGAAGACATCCTAGTCCTCAAGAACAACAAAGGCACTGAGGACAACCGAGTTCGTAAACTAGATTACTCTATTCAGATCAGCAAACTTTTCTATGAGCGATTCATCCGCAACGAGGACATTTCACTCTTCAGTCCTCATGATGTCCCTGGTCTTTATGACGCTTTCGGCACTGACAGTTTCGATAGCATGTATATTCGCTACGAACAGGACAAACGTATCCCCCGTTCAATCGTCAATGCACAGAACCTCATCCTGGATCTCCTGAAGGAGCGTGCTGAGACTGGTCGTGTTTACATCATGAACATCGACCACTGCAACTCGCACTCTTCCTTCAAGGACAAGGTGAACATGTCCAACCTGTGTCAGGAGATCACTCTCCCCACAGATCCCATCAAGCATATTGATGATGAGGCAGGTGAGATTGCTCTGTGTATTCTGTCCGCTATTAACGTGGGCAAGATCAAAGCAATCGATGAGATGGAAAACCTGGCAGACCTTGCAGTGCGTGGTTTGGATGCACTTATTGATTACCAGGGGTACCCTGTTGCTGCAGCGAGGCGTTCAACCCTCTTCCGTCGCTCCCTAGGCATCGGATACATCGGTCTGGCACACTACCTCGCCAGGAAGGGTTACAAGTACAGTGACGCCGCAGCATATACTGAGGTACACAAACTGACTGAAGCATTCCAATACTTCCTCCTCAAGGCATCCAACGAACTTGCCAAAGAGGTTGGTGCTTGTGAAGGGTTCTCTCGCACCAAGTATGCTGACGGTATCCTACCGATCGACACATATAAGAAGGATATAGACGAAATCGTTGCACCTGCATACTTCTATGATTGGGAATCTCTTAGGGATGATATCATTCGGTACGGTCTTAGGAACTCAACACTGTCCGCACAGATGCCATCGGAGAGCAGTTCCATTGTGTCAAATGCTACAAACGGAATCGAACCTCCCCGTGACTTCCTGTCCGTTAAGAAGTCTAAGAAAGGACCCCTTAAGCAGATTGTTCCGCAATATGCTACCCTGAAGAACAACTACACTCTGCTCTGGGACATGCCTTCCAACGAAGGATACATCAAGGTCATTGCTGTAATGCAAAAGTTCTTTGATCAGGCGATCAGTGGTAACTGGAGTTACAACCCAGAGAACTATGACAACAATGAGGTGCCAGTATCTGTCATGGCAAATGATTTTCTGACTACATACAAGTATGGATGGAAGACTTCTTATTACCACAACACATACGACAACAAAAAGGATCCTGATGTAGATGAGAAATCTACAAACCTCGCCAATCTTATTGACGAGATCCTAGAGGGCAACGAAGCAGACTGCGACGCTTGCAATGTCTAGGAAAGTTGAGATTGAACTAGGACCAGATCTGCAGGAGGACTTCGAGTCCTTCCTTGCAGTCTGTGAATCGTTGGGTATTGCACCACGCATCAATAGTTTTTTATATTATGTCAGTAACTTTGGAACCTACCAATCAGAAAGGAGCACGGATGGGAGTAACAGTATTCAACGAGAAGAAAGTTGACACCAAGAAGCAACCGATGTTCTTCGGTGCACCTTTGGGAATGCAGAGGTACGATGAATACAAGTACCCAGACTTTGACAAACTGACCCAGACACAACTGGGTTATTTCTGGAGACCTGAAGAAGTCTCCCTTCAAAAAGATAGATCAGACTACAAAACACTAAACGAGCAGCAGAAGCACATCTATACTTCCAACCTGAAGTATCAGATCATGCTTGACTCTGTTCAGGGTCGTGCACCTGGCATGGCATTCAAACCCTATTGCTCTCTGCCTGAGTTGGAAGGTGCCATGGGTGTATGGGAGTTCATGGAACAGATTCACTCTCGTTCCTATACCCACATCATCAAGAACGTCTATCCCGATCCTTCTGAGGTATTCGATACCGTCCTAGACGACGAAAAGATTCTTGCCCGAGCACGCTCTGTTACGAGTGCTTACAATGACTACATTGATGCTGCAACAGACTGGGCACAGAGTACAATGTGGGAGCAGGAATGCAAGGGTTCTCCCTCACGGGATTGGACTCTGAAAGATCTCAAACGTAAACTCTACCTCGCAGTTGCCAATGTCAACATCCTGGAAGGCATCAGATTCTACGTCTCGTTCGCTTGTTCCTTCGCTTTTGGAGAGCTTAAAGTTATGGAGGGATCCGCTAAGATTATCTCTCTCATCGCACGAGACGAAAGTCAGCATCTTGTCCTTACTCAAAAGATTCTGAAGAAGTGGGCAGAGGGTGATGACCCTGACATGGTTGTCATCGCTGAAGAAGAGAAGGAGAACGTCCGCGAGATGTTCGCTGAGGCAGTGGAGCAAGAGAAAGAGTGGGCAACCTATCTGTTCTCTCAAGGCAGCATGATTGGTCTGAACGAGCGTCTGCTGTCTCAGTATGTTGAGTGGATTGCTAACCGCCGCATGAAGGCAGTTGGTCTTGAACCTCTTTTTGATATCCCTGCCAAGAACAATCCACTTCCCTGGACTGAGCACTGGCTAAATAGCAAAGGGCAGCAAAATGCACCCCAAGAAACTGAGATTGAATCTTATGTCGTTGGGGGGATCAAACAAGATGTCGAAGCAAACACCTTCAAAGGGTTTCAACTTTGAGTACAAGTTTCATGTGACATTTGGCGAAGAACATTTTCTTTCCAAGATGGAGAGATGGGCGAAACGTCAACCGTTCCCCATTTCTTTTCTCTTGGAAGGGTTTGTTGTATGGTTAGAGAAGATTTACTACGAGTATAAAGTGGAAAACACAATGGCAGAGGTGGACAAACAAACTGAGTCCATCCTTAAGGAGTGGGAAGAAGATGCCGCAAAGTATTATGAAGAACCGATCATCACGTCGGAACCGTCCGAAGTCGAAGGACTCGACACCATCAGAGCCCAGTCCCCCTACTTCATCTTCAATGAACGGGATTGGTTATCAGACGACCCTAACTCCTGGTATCAGGGACCACTTGCGTTATCTGAGATCGTTGAAGAGAGACCTGAAGAGGAACCCGAAACCTTCCATACCGACAGGGAAGATTAAGAAAGGTAAAAAACGGTAGCAGACTATACAGTCGTGCTTGCCTAAATAATCCCGTAGTGCTATACTACCTATACGTTCATCTTATGCTCAGCATCCTGCTGGCATTGACCCTTGCCCATCATGCCGACGACTCACCTTATGGGTGGCACATGTCGTGTGAAAGGTTCCTACAACAGCGGATTGAAATCCTTATGGATGACAATCTGGACAGACGATCCAAGTATAATCTTCTAGGTTATCTTAGATCGAAAGTAGAAGGTCAATGTAACGATATGTTAGTGTGAGACGCAAGTAAGTCGCGGAACGGAGCGTTCATCCCATG